CTAAGGTGATTGTTTTCTTCTCAGAATCCAATGCTGTAGAAGGTGTTACTGCACCCTCTGCTGTATTAGCTACATCTGCTGATGTTACTTTGTTAGAACCTGCGTTATAAGCTATAAATGTAATCTGATCTGCTTTTGGTTCACTCTTTTGTCTTACCAAAGGCACAGATACACTCGCCTCACTAAATTTAAGAATAGCCTCTGCTTCGATGACTTCTAATAAAGCACCTGCGTAATTCCCACTATCTCCTGTTGCCATTATTTACTCCGTTTCTTTCCAAATATAGAATCCCATTTGCTCTGAGAAATATGAGAGAAGGTAGACCTTATATCAGAGAAGGGTACTTTTTCATGTCCTACAGACATTCTAAAGCCTTCCTCGTAAGGTACTTCTTCATTACCTACCATATAGATATGCTCATTATCTTTTGTAATCGCAGATTTAATATCCCCTTCAAGCTGTAAGCCTGTTGTGGGGTTACTATCTACTGATTCGAGATGTGAACTTTTCTTTGATTTGCTCATAAGTCGTTTTGTCTATCTTTCCAGATACATGGTCTTTTACAGCTTCTTTCAAAGTTGCATAACCTTGCATCCCTGTTGAATCAGATGTTTCTACACTTGGAATATTATTTTTAGGTTTTAATATCTTTCCATGAACTGACCTTAGTTGTGCTAAAGTAAGTTCCTTAAACTCTTCCCTATCATCTTCTGGGAAGTCTGAAAGCAGTTTCTCTTTCTCTGCTGTGCGTTCAGCTTTATACTGATCCACTACAGGAGTTAATTCACTAAGCTGTTTGGCTCTTTCTTCAGCGAGGGTTTTCCATTCTTCATTTTCCTCTAACTGTTTCTGCCTCTCAACTTCTTGAACCTTCTCAAGTTCAGCAATCTTAGACTCTGCCTTCTGTAATCGTTCTTTCTTTTGCATTACTTCCTGCAATAGTTCAGACTCACGATTACTTATATTGTCTGCACTACTCTGGCTTTCAGTTGCCAACTCTTGTACGCTCTCTTGTACTTTCTCTTCCATTTTTTCCTCCATGTTAATGAAATCTATTTGCCTATTTTAAAGTTAATAGGCTTCGCAGTTTCTTTATCTGCGTTTACTTTAATTCTTTTGTTCATTAGTTTATAAGTAAGTTTTAATGATCTGTTGCTTAATGGCTTTGACTTAGCTGTTACTGTTCTACCCATATCTGCGTTCCATTGTACTTTTTCAGCATTAGTACCACTCCAACCTATAACAACACTTTCATTAGTAAATCCCCTTGTTTGTAATCCATTCATCATATCACCTGTAAGTTTAAGATTTACCTTACTACCCCCACCTCCTCTAAACTTAGTTGCTTTTGATTTAGCGTAACCCCTACTATATTTTTTAAATCTTTTATCAAAAACATCTTTACTTCTTTCTGTAGTATTGGCAATAATCTCATCAGTAATTTCATCACCTATGTGTTTCCAGAATGCTTTGTCAAACTTGGGTATGTTAGCAAGTTTACCCAACTTGAACACCTTCTACTGTTACAGGTTTAAATGTCTTTTTCTTTGATATAAAAGACTTAGCCTGTTTTGGTTTCATTAATTCTTTAGACCTTGATGTTTCTTTTCTCCAATGATGTCTACAATTATGTCCTCCCGAATTAGAAAAAGTGTTTGGAAACCTAGAATCTATCTCATCCCTTGTTAATTCCCCTGCACTTGCCATAAGTAAACATATATCTCTGGTCTTGCTGTCTATAATACCTATGTAAACATATTTAGCATTAGGTTCATCAAACTCAGCCATTTCAACCTTCACATTACGCTCAAATTGATTTAAGCCTGTGTTTACTAAGGTTTCTACTTGATCTATCCTTAAAGCACCTCCTGCACCCCTTAAAATGCCATCTGCTATCTCTTTCTCAGTAGCACCTGCAATGACTCCCCTTGCTATTTCTTTTTTAAGAGTTTCACCTAAACCACCTGCCTGTCTTATGTAAAAACTTCTATCCATTTCTCTTAATGCTGTTAAAGACTCTGCTGTAACTGTGCCTGTCATCTCCATCGCACCTAGTACATTCTGGTACTCAAGCATCAATCTATCTATATCAGCGTTTAGGTTTAGTTTGTTAAGGATAATATCTTCCATGTCCAACCCTTGTAGTACAAGTAGTATCTCATTCTTACTGAGTCCTTGCTTCTGCAAGTCAAAGACCTGCTTAACAAGTTCCTGCTGTACTCTTTCTATTGATCTAGCATATTGTAAGGATGCAGTATCTTTAGCCACGCTGTAGTGCCTCTAGTAGTGGGTTAGTAGGTTGTTCTGGTTGTTCTGGTTCTAGTTCTTCCATCTTTAAAGTTAACTCAGCCTCATCTATATCTGGGTTAAACTTTCGTATAAGTTCTTCACGAGTAATAAGATTATGTTCCATCATAAACTCTAATTTGTTGCGTTCCTCTGTCCATGTCATAGGAAAGCCAACCTCTGGGTAATCAACGCTGTACTTCTCAGATAGGTTTGTGCCTTCATGTACGCTTAACAGTTCTCTATCTATTTCATATCTATCATGTTCAAAGTCTCTAAATACAGGGATGTCTGACTCTCTTGTTTCTATATTATCTACAGAAAGAATCTTTAATGCCTCACCACTTGGTGGTGCAGAGGACTCACCCCATCTAATTGTTAAGCTATGGTTCTGTCCTACTTGGTTGATTAAGTCCTTAACTGATTGAATCATCTGCCCTAGATTAGCACTTGGACTTACATACTGCATGGATGCACCCTCTGGGAGAGCAATCAAACGATCTACACCGAACTTTAAGTAAGGTGGTATCTCTGTATCTAATCCTGTAATCACAGGCGAACCCATCATTAACCTTGTAGCAATCATTACCTCTGTCCACGCATTAGAGGCATGAACAGCACAACGAGTAACATCCGATGCGTTAGTGTTAAACTCTACCTTAGATAATGGGATAAGGTTGTAAGGATTTACCATCTCTAAATTATTCCCTACAGGCATCATCTTACCATTTACATTAAAACGGAAGTGCATACCTTGCTCACCATCTAAAGGCTTACTCCAGAAAGCGAACTGCCTATCTCCATTGAAGTCTCTATGTATCTCATAGCTTACACCATATACCTCACCATCATATACATACTCTTTAACAATAGGATGTATCTTATATTCAATGCGTTGTGTCTTTGGGTTGTACATACTCTGTAAGTGACAGCTACCTAACAGCCAAGCAAGTTCTCCGAACTCTCTTACTTTACTATCTAGGTTGTGAGTCTTTTCAGTATAGTAATCATTGAACTCACCATTAATAAATCTTTCAGCAGGTTGTTTTAATAACATAAGTCTACTCTTAGCAAAACGCTTTACAAGTGACATCAATACAGGTGGTATCTGTGATAAGGACTCTGTGCTGAAATACTGCTGTATATGTTCATCAAGGTTTCTATTATAGTAGAAATCCAATGATGTATTCTTCTCAGCTATAGTATTATCTAACGCACTATATTCTGCATCTTTAACTGAACGCAACACAGCCTCTTTTCCGAGGTCTGGGAGCATTATCTTATCGTGTAATTCCATTATAAACCTTTATGATATGGCATAATCATTCGCCTTTGTATGTTCCTGTATGAACTCCCCCATCCTAGACTCACTTTTAAAATATAAATGTTTACCATAGTAGTGTAAGAACACTATAGTAATAATAACCCCCACTACGATACCTAATAAGAACTCTACCATTCTGTACTAATAGCCTTCTTAGTGCGTAAAGGAAAATAGTAATTACATAAATAACCAAGAGCATCACTTAAATGTGTTTGCTTAATATCTCTCTTGTCTATGTCTCCAAGTCTCCAAACATTCTGCTCTAAATCCATAATTAGATTAGGACATCCTTCTACGCTAAAGTTTCCTTCTCTTATAAGTTTGTTTACACTAGCAACCCTATCTCTTACAGCAGGGTTCTTTCTTGGTGCTTTTAAATTAAATCCGTAGGACTTCATAATCTCATGATCTGAAGAAACAGCAGAACTCTTACGAGCATTACCAGAGGCATCAGATACTACCGATACATTAGGAAAGTCTTTCTTAATTAGTTCAGCCATGTCGTATGTATTAGCGTTGCTCATGCGATACTCTTTAAATACATGAATCCATCCGTTACCCATTCTAACAGCTAATGCACTCGCATAATCAACATTATAGTCTTGGCATATAACTACAGGTAAGTGGTTTAAATCAGTCCTTTTTGCAATATGTTTAGTTCTGTCAAAGTCTTTATATACTCTACCTTGTGTAAGATTAATGAATTGTCCATGCACATAGGCTTTTATCTCATCATCTGAGTAAGCTGATAGTAGGTTTTGTTTGTATTCTTCTGGAAGGTGTGAGTTGTCTAATGTAGAACCATATACGATGCCTATATCTATATCATCACGATTACTTAATTGATACCCCCAATTTAACTGCTCTGGAGTTCCTGTTAAGAATACCTCTAAATGCTTTGCTTCTGGATGTCTTACCCTTGCAATCATCTGGTCAAATACTTCCTTCTTTTGTATAAATGGTTCATCAATTCCTGCCCATGCTAAATTAGAGCCTTTTAAACTATCTGGCTTATCACCAGAACCTAACCAAATGCGACCTTCCCAATTATGTATAAGAAATTCACCTTTCATCTGGTTATATGTATAGTCTATGGCACTACGATTTAATATGTCTTTTAATGTTACTACTATTGTTCTCTGTGAAAGTCCATGTGATGGACTCACATACATCCCTGCATGGGGTTGATTCAAATAGCTTAGATATATTGATCTCAATGCTCCTATGTAGGTCTTTCCACTTCCGTAACCACCTATGAGAACCTTGTAAAATTGTTTTAAATCCCACCATCGTGATTGATGTGGGAGAAAATTCTTTCTTTGTATTCTGAATTGACTCACTCAATGATAAGAGAATCCTTGTGTGTAACTTCCCTTATCTCTTTGGATTTCCCCTCTGTCCTGTCTGATAAATAATGAATGGCTGTCATGTTACCCCTAACTGCCATATCGTAAGCCTTACGGATCATCTTTTCTTTCTTAGACTTTCCATCCTGCTCTACTTCTTTAAAAACATCGTTTATAATGTCTGATAATGCCCCAAGCCTACCATTTGGGTTAGCATTGTTATTAGGTTCGAACTTCTGTCCTTCTTTGTTGCCTTTAACAAATTGTCCATTAGACCGCCGTTTTACCGCCGATTTTTTACTCATGTTCTACTAATCCCATTGCTAATGTTTTATTTAATAAGTCCATTAAATCCTTTACTTTTTCAGTCTCAACCTCAAATACATCAAACTCTATTCTCCACGCTCCTGTAATCTTGAGGTTCTTGATACCTACTAATTCAACATTTAATGATACTCCTCTATCTTCCATATTTTAATAGTTGTAGCTACAACAATATTGTCATTGTTTCCTGTCTATCGTCACCATACGCACCTTAAAGTAATCTAAAAGCGACTTATTATTTTCTTTTAACGAGTGAGGCACAATAACAAGCCTCTATATATAGTAGCCAAAGTCAAGTAATTTTGCACTATTTTGATGGTAAAATATAAAGGTAAAAAATGTAAACTCTAATATTGCTAGAGTTAAAAAAATAAAAAAAGTTTTTTTCCGTCAAGCAATAAACCTTAAAAAAGGCTCAAATCGTCAAGTAGATAATCGCTTTATTATATTAGTTATTATCTCACATGATCTATCTATGGCATCAGCTACTCCCTGTTTACTAATTTGAA